GCGTTTGTCTTGGAGTTGCAATCAACGTAGCTGGGGTTCTGGACAACCCAGATGAGCTCCTTGCAAGGGTGGTTGAAGGAGAGCTGGATCTTGTTGGACGTAGATGTAACCGACTCCGTGCCCGTGAACTGCAGCTGCTCAATCAGGTACTCGTGGGCGACCTGGGCGAAGCGGCGGCGCTCCTCCGTATCAAGGTAGATGTAATCCACGTAGAGAGAGCAGGCAACCAGGCCCTGCTGGGCCACGGCGTTAAGGATCATCTGGGACGTGACCTGCGGTGCGGGCGCAACGACCAGCGGCGGCGCAATGTTGCACAGGTACTGGAGCTGGTTGAACTCAACATTGATCTTAACCTCGTGGTACTGGAGCGCAATCAGCGGAAGCGCGAGGCCCGTGTGGCGATTGAACCAGAACTCAAGAGGAATGTAAAGCGTCTGCTCAGGGATGCAGCCCTGGACCGAGCGCCAGGAATCAACCGTCGTCTTGTTGCCGAAGGCGCAGTCATCGCCCGACGAGATGATGCTGGGATTGACGCACGAGAGCGTGTGGGCATCCGCGGGATCAACCTCCGTCTGGCAGTTGGAGCAGTTGGCGCTCGGGTCAAGCGCGATACCACCATAGCCGTTAACCATGTTGAGGTAGGCAAGCTGCTTGCCTGTGGCGAGCGTGAGCTCATTCCAGACGTGGAGCCACTCACCGTAGTGCTTGTCAATCTGCTGGCCACCAATCTCAACATAAACGTTGTCAATCATGTACTGGCCGAGGTAGGGCACCCACGCGAACGCGCCGCCCTGGGTAACACTGGCATCAATCTTAGGAAGTGTGACCTGAACATACACGCGCGTAATAAGATCGCCGTTGCGGGAGATCGTGCACTGCACACGCTTGCCGAAGTTGCCGACACCGTTGAAGGTCTGCTCAATCGACTCCATCGCGAAGTTCGAGTGGCGGCGGTAGAGCTGCTTAAAAAAAGTAACCTGAGGGTTCGCCGTCAGGTACACGTCTTGGGCACCGTAGGCCACGAGCTGCATTAAACCACCGGATGTCATTGCTTATACTTTACGGATCTAAATTTTTTTGGCGGAAATCCGGGGATTTTACTTCTATAGGACTAGTGTCAGATATACTATAGAAACCCTATTTTGGGCATATAATATTTATTTTATGATATAACTATATCTTGTAAATAAATATTATTAGAGTTTATATTCAGGATGCCGCTATAGCTAACAAAAAGCAGCTCTGCTGCGTTTAGTTGCTATACGCTAATCCACCCATGCCCGCCATAATGCGCAACACATTATAATTCGTTGCATAGATTCGGACTTTTGCCGTATTTCCATTGCTCACAGTATTGTTCGTCACTGTCAGATTGAGCGTCGCTGTGTCTATACGCGAAAAATTACAGGTGCCACTAGGCTGATGATCCTCCGGATTTAATGCGAATGAATAAACATTGATTCCCACGGATGGAATATTGGTGTGATGCTGATACGGCTGCACAAGATTGAAATAGCGGCCCTCCCGCTCCGAAAAACGGTCTTGGCCGTTTAATTGGATCTTTGCAACGGCTGTCGGATTCCATCCTGCGAGCCCCTCCACCGTTGAAATAGAGTATCCTGACTCCAGTGCGGCGCGGTCCCAGTAGTCCGAATAGTTAAACGGCTGCTGGCCCTTCCAGGGATCTATCGACGAATCACACGCCACGAAGGAATCCCGCTGCACGACCCACACAATCTCCTTACACGGATGATTGAATGCCATCTTGATCTTATTTGCCGCTGCCGTAATGGACTCGTCGCCCGTGAATTGCAGCTGTTCAATAAGATATTCGTGGGCGACCTGGGCGAAGCGGCGGCGCTCCTCCGTATCCAGATAGATATAATCCACATAGAGCGACGCGGCAATGAGGCCGGTTGTATTTACGGCATCTAGAATGTTAGGATTGTTCGTCCAAATCAAGTTCTGGAGCTGATTCATCTCCAGTGTAATGCGCACTTCGTGATATTGGAGAGCAATAAGCGGCAGAGCCAGTCCGGCATGGCGATTGAACCAGAACTGAAATGGAATGTAGAGCGTATATTCCGGTGTGCAACTACGGGCTTCGGCACTAGAGTGTGGATCTCCTCCCGTACATTGATTTGTACAGCCGCCGTCGGGACCCACTTTTGTAATGAGATTCGTAAGCTCAGGAACATTGCCTACCATCTCGGCATAGCCGGCCTGTTTCCCAGCTGGACGGGTGAGCTCATTCCAGATATGGAGCCAGTCTCCATAGTGCTGGTCAATCTGTTGGCCACCGATCTCAATATACACATTATTTATCAAGTTGTGTCCCACCCAGTTAAGCCATCGGAACTGGTCGCCCGAAGCGTCGGTGGCCGAAATAGCGGGATCATTCAGATCTACAGAAGGCAGCGTCGCCTGGAGATACATCCGGTGAATAAGATCGCCGTTGCGGGCAATGACACATTGAACACGCTTTCCGAAATTTGCCACACCGTTGAACACCTGCTCAATGGATTCCATCGCAAAGTTGGAATGGCGGCGATAGAGCTGCTTGAAAAATGTTACTTGCGGATTGGCGGTAAGATATACATCCTGGGCACCATAGGCCACGAGCTGCATTAAACCACCGCTTGTCATTCCTCTAACATGGCGCCGCGATTTTTGTGCATGTTTAACCGGAGAACGTACAGAGGCCAACACAAGGGCTAAAGCCCCATGTACTCACACCATCAGAAATGTCTATACGTGATGTGCTATTAAGCGATATTATACCTGACAGCAAGAGTCGTCCCCCGGTTCGTGTAACAACGCTTGAGGCGCATCATCAGCAGAAGATGAAGGAATTTATAGATGTAAAGAAATCTCTTGCATCACAGGAGACTGAATTAACGGCGCTTGAAGAGAAACTAAATACAATGCCAGATTCGTCTGTATTTAGCGACGAATGGCGGCAACTCAGTGATACAATAGAGGAGTTACGCAAGAAAATACGGGCTATTAAAGCTGACGATGATCGCATTGATTATTTCTTGGATGTCGGCAATATGCTCTTTCAGTATTTTGATGCACATGAATCGCTCGCGAAAGGCTATGATGTTAATGCGGCGACCCCTATGCGGATGCCGACCAACTCTGTATTAAGTTATTTTACGGATGCTGCAGAGCAGATATCTGTGCATGAATCACAGAAGAACACGCCGTCGCCCCGCGCAAGACAGCGTGCAAGTGAAATTGATTCTATGGATGGTCTAAATCGGGATAAAATGTTGGAGAAATATCTGGCTGTTGTTGAGCCGTCGGCCATTAAAAGTGGAATTATGCCTGGTTCCGGTATTGAGCCAGGATGGGGTTCTTGTCCAACCTGCGATGTGGAGATGACGTTTTATCAGAATGAAGCTATGCTGGGATGTCCCCGCTGCGGTTATGAGGAGTTTATTCTAGTGGATTCTGAGAAGCCGAGCTATAAGGATCCGCCCCGCGAAATTACGTATTTTGCCTATAAGAAGATTAATCATTTTAATGAGTGGCTCGCACAATTTCAGGCCAAAGAGAATACGGATATTCCGCAGGATATCATTGCGGCGGTCATGGGAGAGTTGCGAAAAGAGCGGATTTCGGATCCGAAAAAAGTTAAAAAAGAAAAGATTCGTGAGATTCTGCAGAAATTAAAGTTTTCAAAAATGTATGATCATGTCCAACAGATTAAGAATCGGATTCAGCAGCAGATGACGATGCTGACGCTTTCCAAGGAAATGGAAGAGAAACTACAGCATATGTTCAAGGAGATTCAGCCGGCGTTTATTAAATACTGTCCCGCAAACCGGTCTAATTTCTTATCTTATCCGTACGTATTGTATAAATTATGTCAGCTTCTGGAGATGGATGAATTTCTCCCGTGTTTTCAGTTGCTCAAGTCGCGTGAGAAACTGTATCAACAGGACCAGGTTTGGCAGAAAATCTGTAATGAGATGCGATGGCAGTTTATTCGGAGTATTTAAATGTTTATTCAGTAACTAATAATATAATTGTTTTTTAGAAGGATGTTCTCTGAATTAGATATACGAACGAAACTAACAAGTGAAAATTACACTAGATGGCTTCGCACATCATTTTATTCAAAATTAGAAGAGGGCGATGATTGGAATAAAGCCACCGGTGCTTGTGGATCCCATGCGTTGTTTGTGATTGAACAATTAGGGTTTTCACGGGGAGACTTCAGTAAAAAAGCGGAAGTTAATGCACAAACTATTGATGATATTATTACGCAATTAAAAAAAGGTAGATTAGTGGATCTTATTCATAATTATAAAGATGGAATGATTTTTTCACATTTACCTAAAGATAATCGTTATGGAAATCATCAATTTCAGATTATAAAAGGTGGCGACAAGTATTTTGTAACCCAAGGATTTTTGCACGCATATAAACATTCATTGATAGCATATTCAGAAAAAGAGATACGAACTATGTTACACGATATTATAACACATTTATCAGATTATGAAAATAAAAAAGTATGGGGAGATCTAGATTTAGATCTGTATAAAAAATATTTTAGAACAGAGTTTTTTATGTATCCAAAAGGACCCGTACTTAAGCATCGGTTGGTTCATAATGTTACATTAATCTACGAAGCGTTTAGTGGCTGACAGTTTATAAGGAGGGTTTATCAGCTGTAACATCCCAGTATAGTTTATTACCAACTTTTTTGCTAAATGTAAGATGACAACCAGGATAAATAATTACTTCTTTTTCGCGTTTTACGGGTTCATCTCCATATATATCTTCAAAATCGTATATCCCTACTCCTTTATCACATCTAAACACGTGAATAAATCCTTTTTTGCCTGAAAACTCTTTTGCGATGGAAAGAGATTTTGAACAACTCATAAACTGACAGTTCTCCATACCGAAACATGCTGGATGCATTGTCGGAGAAACAACCCAGGAACCACGATATAAAATAATCTGTTTTCGTTGTCTCGCGTATTTTGCCCATATGTTTCAAAAATTGTTGAATTGCTGATTTTGTCCAAATACTATCTTTTACAACAGTAATGCCACATAAGGTTGCGTTAAGCTCAAATGATGATTGTACAAATCGTTTGACCCAGTTTGGTTCATTTTTCCAATATTCAACTAACTGTTTGGGAGGCATTTCTATTATATACACATATTTACGGATGTTGGTTGTTAGTTTCTATCTAAAGAACACATTTATAGAATACTGTAGAGTCTCAGTGGCGTAAGTGGAAACGCGGTTGCCTTCTAAGCGACAGATAGTGGGATCGACCCCCACCTGGGACTAACTAGTCCATTATCTCGGTGACTGAAAGGAAGCCTTGGTAATGGACCACAGTCCATTATCTCGGTGACTGAAAGGAAGCCTTGGTAATGGACCACAGTCCATTATCTCAGTTGGTAGAGAGCCACTCTTATAACATATTGTTATGCATGTGAGGTGGAGGTCACGAGATCAAAACTCGTATGGACTAATCGCGTTAATAGTTCAGTGGTAGAATGAGACTCTTCCAAAAGAATAATATGAGGGCGACCAATATTATTCGACGGTATATTGATTTGCAAGCAATATCAATATATCTTGACACGTAAGGTCTAGACATGGGTCCGATTCCCATTTGACGCAAACTCTTTTTAGTTCATTCTATGGTCTAAAAAGAGATAACTGCGTTATCCGATAAACTTCTGTACCTTTAACAAGGATGCTACCCTATTTGCTGGGATTAACAACGATTGGGTCGGTTCGGCCCTATGTTCGCAAACATATTTATGAGGCGCTTGATCCCACTGATTATTTCTTCGTAAATAGTTTCTTTATAACCATAATTATCGTACTGTATTTTTCTTATATTTGCATTAGCGATTCACCCCGAATTAGTAAAACCTATGACAACTGTTGCAAACTGTCTAATACACAGATAGTAGGTTTGCTGCTGCTCTCCTTATTTACAGTGGTCTCTTCGCTTATGTTTTACCACATTGAGAAATATTACAACACTCCTTTCATTAATAGCATGTTACTCAAGGCACTTTCAACTCTTGCACTGTTTTTGGTTGGCTACTTTATTTATGAAGAAGTCTATCACGGCGGACACATGCTGGGTATTGGTTTGGTGCTTGCAGGCTTGGCGGTCCTATTGTTAAATCCGATAAAATCGGGTTAAACAAGGGGCTTATTGCAATGTGATTTAAACTGCTATGTTTAATTATGACGTCTTGTCTTGCGATTCTTGCGACTCTTACGATTCTTACGACTCTTGCTATATTTTCTTCTACCACCACCTTGAAGAGGTTTTAGAGATCCGTTTGTTATAAATTCTAATGGAACATAGAAATCGTTGATATGTTCAGCATCACCAAAAGCAATAAATCCCGCGTCATCTTTTGCTACAGACCTTATAGTGAGTTGATGGCCTCTCCCCAATTTTTTTGTACCAATTTTTACACCAACATCATTAACTTCGTCAATCGTAATATCACTAGCGACTCTATAAGTCTTACGTACATACTTCTCCATTATACTTATACATACGATTTTAAAACATGTTTAAGAATCCAGAAGAAAACACCTAAACGCAGTAATTTGTAAGAATCCGGGATTATCACATTACTTTTACCTAAAAAAGAGCTTTGATCGTCAATACGACCATGCATTTATGCTGTGCCTAAACACATGTGCCAGTGTCTAAAGCAAATACAAATGCAGACTATTGCCGCCTTTGATCTCGGCATTAAGAATCTGAGTTACTGTGTGGCCGTGTTTGATGCAAGTGGTACTCTTGTAGAGATCAAACGCTGGGCCAATCTGAATCTTCTTGCGGATGGAGCAGAATCACAGAGCCAAACACGCTGCTTTGCGCAGGTCGCAGGTCGTGTATGTGGTGGCCCCGCCTCATATCATGATCGCCCTGCAGAAAAGCTCCTATGCAAAAAATGCGCCAAAAAGTCCGCAAAGCCGATTCTTGACATCAGTGGCACAAAGCTCTGTGACTGGCGGGCCTGGGCCACCCTCACACTCGGTCTATCCGTCACCGAAATAAAGAAACTCTCCAAGAAGGCATTAGAGGCTCGCGCCGCCGAAACGCGTCTTATGCCGTACAAGGCACCCAAGGCAAAGGGCGTCAGTCTTCAGGCGATTTTAGCAGGAATGGAAATCTGTCTTACAGCGGAACTCGGACATCTCGCAGTTGCGCAGCGCATCCGCATTGAGAATCAGCCATCGGAATTTGCTCCCCACATGAAGTCTATCCAGATCATGCTTTTCACCCTGATTGATCATCGTCTGCGGGGCGAAAAAGGCTGGACCGGCACAATTGAATTCGCCAACGCTGGAATCAAGACGCGGGATTGCGAAAGCGCCGGTGTAGGAAAAGATGCAAAACGGTCACGGAAACTCGCCGGTATTGCGAAGGTCACTACAGTGCTAGGCGGTTGTCCCGCCGCCGCCGAGAAGGCCGCGTGGTGGTCCGCCCAAGCCAAAAAGGATGATTTGGCCGATGCATTTCTGATGTGTCTAGATGCTGCTACTGCTTTATGACAATGCGAAGTGTCATATCAGACAAGACCAAATAACATAACATGGCCCATAACACTCGTGGCCGTATGCAGTGCGGCGTGCGGTCCAGGATACGACTTGTCCCAACTGCATACGACTCCCAGATAATATACCAGTCCCGCCATTATCGCCAAGAGCACTATTACCGGTATTAAATAGGTATAAGAAAGCCGCGTCGCATAAAAGATACTCATGATAACAAACGCCCAAATTGCGAACTGATCAAGCCAGAAGAGTTTCATAGCGCCTGTATCGTGTTTTTCGGCGCTGTGCCATGCAACCGATGTTCCTGTAAGAAATAAGAGAAGAACGGCGTAAAATAAATGGCGTCGCGTCAGCGCATGCGCTGCATTTGTCGCAAACAGCAGCGATGTCAATTGCAACATGCCCCTATTTAGACTGCAGAAATTTATAAGCGTTTAGACCACGAATTAAAGCTCTTGTCCTAATGCAACGGTATGAGCATACAATTCGCAGAAGCGAAGCCTTCGGTAGCCGAACTGGCCTCCTTTGCTTCCCGTGCAAAGGAGATTGATGTTGGTGGCGGTGATGATATTGTGGATCTCGGTGATGATCTTGGAGCGAATCTGCTTAGCAATCAGAACAAGGTTGCCCAGAGTCCGCGACGAAACGTCGGATTCGGCAGTTCCAATGACGCACCTCATATCCAGATAAAACCGGTGGATGATCTTGAAGTCGTAAATCTGGATGCTGCACCCGGTGCCGGTGATATTCATGTGAATCGCTCTCAGGATCTGCCATTTGTGATTAACACGGGCGACGGTATGAGTGGCGGTGGCTACGATTCTGGCAGCGGTAGTGGCTTGTCCCCCGAACAGGAGAATCTAGAAAAGCAGAAATATCTGACAAAGCTTCGTCGTCTTGAAGCGCATGATATTCGGGGTGCGCGTATGACCATGGCGAATACGCTGGCCGATATAAAGGCCGAACACGACAAACTCACCGATAGTCGTAATCTGGAGGCCTCCATTCGTTTCCAGCGTAACGCACTCATGACCTTTGTGACGGGTGTGGAGATGGTGAATGACAAGTTCGGACACAAGCTGCCGGTAAAACCGCGTCTCAAGGGCTGGTCAGAGTCTGTGCATACAAACGTGGAGGACTTTGACGAGATTTTTGAGGAGCTCTACGACTTGTACAAAGACTCGGCAAAGATGCATCCGCTTGTGCGACTGGTGGGAACCCTTGGCGTGTCTGCAACCATGTATCACTTGACAAACACGATGGCGGAGCGGTCGGGTGTTCCTGGCATGGCAGATCTGCTGAATGAGAATCCAGAGTTGCAGCGACAGTTTGCCGCGGCGGCCGCGGCTAAGATGGGTGGCGGGTTCGGTAATTTCATGAATGCGGCAAGTGGCTTCGGGCCTCCTCCTGGTGTGTCGGCGGCAATGGGCTATCCGCCATCGCCGCGCGCGGCCGAGAACACACGGGTGCCGTTCAATGTAGCGGCGGCCGCCTTTGAGACCGCCGGTGCGACCGAAGCGGCCGCCGCGCCCCGCGCCCGTCGCGAGATGCGCGGTCCCACTGGTGTTGATGATGTGCTAAAGGCGTTTGAGGCTGAGCGGATGGCAGCGAGCAATCCCGTGGCGTCGCAGCATTCTACCGTTTTTACTCCCACGGGTCCTCCGCCAACACCGCCGCGTGCAGTGAATATCATGCGCGCCGGTGTCGGGACTTCTGCAGATCCACTGGCAGAGTTTGCCGCTGGATCCAGAGATGATAATAGTGTAGAGACAGGTAGCACGATGAACACAGAACGCCGCCGTGGTCGTCGTCGCGCAGTGGCACCGCCGGTAGGAGCAACACTCAATCTCAATGTGTAGCGATCTCCCTATTTTCCCGTATGCGCTTTGAGTAAGTACCATTCCGAATTCTCATTAAGCAGATAATGAAGAGAGACCAACACAATCAATGTTAGCCAGAACGCGACAACTAAGTTTCGGGTTCCGATAAACATAATGGCGTAGAGAAGCAGAGGCCGGAATACAATATTCTGCAGAAAGGCCTCCTGTGCGGGAGTTACGGATAGGACCATGAAGCGACCACCCAAGTTGAGGAGAATGTATGCAAAACCTAACAGATAGGGATTCATGTTAATATCATGAATAGAATGCAAGAGACTATCGGCGGCTGATAGTTTTTCTTGCGCCTTACGTTGTTTCATCCCTTACTAAATACTTCTAAAAAAAGATGTGGCGACCTCTGTGATAATTGAGACCTATATAGACCCAGATGAGCCAAACGCCAAACGCGATTAAGCCGTACATCGGCTTCATATCCGTTATCAAGAGCACCAGAACTGCACCGATCAGGCGAAAAAGCGGCTGCTGTGCCAAAAGAAGTAGAAATTCCATTCCCCTACTTTAAGACTTGTTTTGTTTTCAATGGTGTCCATAGGATGTGCTGCCGCTGCCTTCATCATATTCCGGAACAGCGGATAGCACTTTCTCCTGTATTGCGAGAGGTTTTACACCGAGTGTCGCTTCATCCTGCCAAGGTGTAGAATCCTGTCTAGTCACTTCATCGTAGGTTAAATTATCTTCCGCAAGATCCTGGATGCCGTGGGGGTCTTCGGAGAGCACTTCCTCTTGGTACCACCGATTCTGTTTTTGTGTGACCTTGTCCTTATTAAGATTGGTCGCTGCAAACGGCTCGTGAGACGGCATGAGTATAACTCCTGCAAGAAATAGAAGCATCGCTACACCGAGGACAGGTGTCTTCCAGAATACAAAGGCTGCGACTGCGGTGAAAAGGAGTGCGCCGACCGGATGACGCAGAACACCGCGCCCTGCAACGGGCACTTGATGGGGCAGCACCGCCAGTAGAACGAGGCCGCCACTGACAATCCAGGATGGCTCTACGGGCGACCAATGCAGTCGCGACATATTGGGCGGTGGCATATTCATGGTCCTCTGATGTAGTTGGGGGTTTTAGTTATCAGGGCCTGGTGGAACATCCTCAAGCGCATCGCCCGTTATAACCCATCCGTATTTCTTAATAAGCTTTGTGCGTGAAGGCTCTCCATATGTCGTATAGTATAGGCCTTCTGCTCCAAGAGGGACGTTTTGCTTTACAGCTTGGGATGCCCAGCCTTCAAGGATATGATCGTAGTTCCAAGCATTTATCCCTGAATTATTTAGCATAACACTCATATCTCCTATGCTACTTATATTCCACTTCCCAATGTCTTGATTAAAGGCCGATGCACCATTGAACATACCGCCCATACTACCAAGTACGTCCGATACAGCGCTTGTATTCCAGTTGCTGATATCTTGGTTAAAGGCCGATGCCCCATTGAACATATCACGTATGCCCGTCACCTTGCTAGTATCCCAGTTGAGCGGCTGATTGAATTTTACTGCATCTATAAACATAGCGGTCATATCCGTTACATTGCTTGTATTCCAGTTGAGCGGTTGGTTAAAAGCCGATGCACCCGCAAATGTACCAAACATACCAAGTACATTGCTTGTATCCCAGTTACTTACAGATGCACTATTAAACTGAGTAGCACCGTTAAATGTATTGGACAAATCTGTAATTGTAGATGGTAGAGTTGCATTAACATCTGTTAGATACTTCTGTCCCCATACTGCATTAGAAACCCCACCAAAGGCTGTAATAGATCCGGAGCTAACAGTTAATATTACGAGTTTCACTCCTGCAGATCCATAGGTGTGCGTATTAAGTACATCTGTATCTGTAGTACCATCGCCCCAGGCGACTGTATATGATGCCCCACCGGTTAGGATAAAAGGGAGAGGACCAACAACTGATCCTGCTGCGGGGATGGTAAATGTAAGACTGAACGTTGTCATTATACTAAGACCTATCATTTTATGGCTTGGCAGCCGGATTGGACCAACCCTTTGTGAGAGGCACGGTCAAGAAGGTTGGACTCAACTCAAATGTCTCACCCTCTTTACGATCGTCACCGATTTTTATAGGCTCTTCTCCATTGCGTGGCTGATTAAAGACAAAGCGATCGCCGAAATCATGGAGGATATTCCAGATCGTTGAGTGTGTCTGCTCATCTACCTGTTCTGCGAGATCCTGGGGGAAATTACGTTGCAGATACGCCAACACCTTCAGCTCTGCGTTCGCCGCTTCATCAACGGTTGGGATCGGCTCCGTCTGTGTAGTATCCAGCGGTGCCAGCCATGCCGGCCACGGAGTCAAGAAATCCTTGACGGTCAGATCTTCGCGGAAATCACGGCGACCAAACACACGATCACGGAAGTCTGCGAGAATCCGCAGCCCCTGCAAATGCTGATTCTGGCTAAATGCCGACTGTCCCTCTTCCTGCATGTTGATGTCATTGGCCGCGAACAGCAGCAGTTTCTTGTAATGTGTCTTCACTTCTGATGTCGTAGGTGCGGCATCTAATGCCATATTCGTGACTTTCGTCATATCAATATTAAGTTTTCCGGATTGATCCAGGAAAGATTCACGGGTCTGACTTGCAGCAGAGATTGTCAGTGCCGTCAGAGATACAAATAGTATAATCCACAGACAAACGGTTGTATAATTCATCGGCCCCTTAACCTAGGTTGCATAAAATTAGATTAAAAGAACTTACCCCAGATTAGGGGACCAATGAGCAGTGCATATTGTTCAATTGAAGATGCATTTGCGGGGCCGATGAATCCGGGTAAAAAATCAAAAAAGAGCAAGGGAAAAGAGCCCGATGTGTCAGGATCAGGAGCAGGATCAGGATCAGGGTCAGGGTTAATACCTGAGCCGATGGGCCCGCCTACATCGTCTTTTACTAAGCCCGAAGCCGGTATGGGAACCGAAAGCTTCTTTCCACTCCCCGGTGAAACGGCAGAACCTGACGAATGGGCCAAGGCCTTTACACTGGAAGGCTCTAACATGCCGTTGCAGCGCCCCGACGGTTCCGTGTCTGTAGCAGGTAAATCCACTTTGTGGCGAAATGTGCCTGCTCCTATGGGAGGCAAAGAAGCGACAGTTCTTCGCACAGAACAACCTATGACATCAGATATTCATAAACGTCTGGATGCACTCACAAAGCAGCTGGAAGCGCTCACTAGCGTGACTCCTATGCAGAGTACAGCGGAGCTCTTTCTTTTTATCGCTATTGGACTGTTGTTTCTGTTGGCGATGGATACTCTGCTGCGCTTTGCGACATCTGTAGCGATTTCAAAGCAGGGCGGCGGCTTCCGGAATGGAGGGCGCGGAGGTCGTTGGCGACTACGTTAGGGCGACTACATTAAGAAAACCCGTGTATAGTGAAATAAGATGTTTAACACCGTGGAACATGTAGTATATATTAATCTAGATGAACGTGTAGATAGAAAATACGACGTTCAACGAGAACTGCTACATGTATTTTCTGCAGCCAATCTACACCGGTTTCCCGCTATTAAAGATGAAGTCGGCGGGATCGGATGTACAAAGAGCCATATTGCTGTTCTAGAGATGGCCAAGGCCAAAGACTGGAGCAATGTCATGATTGTAGAAGATGACTTTGTATGGAAGAATGTTGATCTAGGCGCACCAGTCCTAGCAGAATTACTCACGAAGCCTTACGATGTTATTGTCCTCGGTGGCACGTATGTAGTATCGGATGTAGGATATCGGCTTGTATCATGTCAGACAACAACAGGATATATTGTGCATCAGAGCTACTACGATACGCTTCTAGCAAATTATAAAGAAGGGCTTAGTCTCCTCCAGACATCCAAGGCGTACAATGTGTATGCTCTTGATCAATACTGGAAACGGCTGCATAAGAAAGGAAACTGGCGTATTGTCCAGCCGATTCTGTGTGCGCAGCGACCGGGATATAGTGATATTGAGAAACGTCACGTTGATTATTCACGATACTTTAGATAAATGTAATCGTAGTTGCTGTCCGTTTCACTGAGCCGCCGTTTGCCAACATTGCCGTAACTCCCTCTGCCGCCGGTTTATAACTGGCCGGCTTCTTTTTATCGGCCTTCGTCTGCGCAGCTTGTGGCCTAGGGGTTGAGCCGGCGGCGGCGGCCGCAATCATCGCTTGTCGGATCGGCGATTCCTCCTGATAATACTGAATGGTCTGCTCTTTCCAACTAATGAGCAGCCTATTCGGAGACACATAGAGCACTTTGAATCCTGCATGTCGGAGAGACCAGACCATATACAGAATACAGTCTTTGACATCAAAACGAGGACATCCGGGCTGCCATTCAGGTACATCAAAACTTGTCATCTGGGTGGAATTATGCATTGTGGAATTCGCCTTTATTTTCTGATGAACGGCCGTGAGGATTCTGTTATAGATTTTTAGACGAATCGCATCTATCTTGGCCTGTTCGTCAAACAGAGACGCTGGTGTCAGATGCGGTGGTGCTTGCTGTGTCATCTTCCTTGACTTATCTAGAGGAATGTTGCAGAAAGAGAAGGCGCATCAATGGTCGCCGACAGGAGTATCATTTAGCGGAGGTGGAGTTCGTACTATTGGAGAGATGGGTGCGTTATCAATACTCATGAAGGCGGGTGTGCTTGATACAGTTCGTAATTGGTATGGATGCTCGGGAGGTTCCTTCTGTGCATTCATGGGGGCGATCGGCGTAACACCTGAGTGGATTCGTGAATCCATTGAATATTTTGATACGCGTGTTATTGCAGAGGTGGAGGAGGACGTACTTGCCAACTTTTTCACAACATGGGGGATAAATTCAGGAGGGAGGTTTATACAGTTCTTGAGTCGTTTTATAGATACATGGGAACCAGGTTCTTCCGCATGGACCTTTGCCGATCTGGCATTGTATAGACCGGGTCATCATCTTCATATCATTGCAACAAACATATCCGCAGGCTGCATTACGGTATTCAATGCAACAAACACTCCGCGCGTACGTATTCTTGATGCTATGCGCGCATCAAGTTCTATTCCACTTTATTTTACACCATGGATAGACAGCAGTGGCAATTATTATTGTGATGGAGCTATACTGGAGACTTATCCTTGGCAGTGTGTAGATGACAAAGATAATACTATGGTGATTACTTGCAGCGATTCAAATATTCGTAAAACGGTAGCCCAAATAAGCCAGCCTACAACTCTCCAGGAATATCTGCAGAAAATAATTCAGCTCGTGCGATTGCAGGCTCCAACACAGCTTCCGAAATACTGGATTGCCCTTAATAATTCAACAATCGGCAGTGCTGATTTTCATATTACAAAGGAAGAGCGAACGGCATTATACGAAGAAGGTGAAAGAGCGGCTGCGGGATGGCTAGCGTTTAGGCGGAAAGTTCTTTCTCAAGGAACTCAACAAAACCGCTCTTTGAACGCTCTCCCTGATACTGTGTCCGTTTCCCAGCATAATCCAGGAAAAATGTCGGAAAGCCCGTTACACCGTATTCCTCCACAAGAGGCGAGTCCGACTGCACATTGCGCATCTCGACTGTCGTCCCGCCGATGGTCATTGTAGAGCCCAAGCTTGCAAACTGCGGTTTTGCCTTGATACAGTGGCCGCATCCAGGCATCTCAAACATTGTGAATGTCGCGGGATTCGCGAAATGCTCCCGCCGAGTACCACCAGGACCGAGCCATGTAGCGGGATTCCAGGAGGGTCTCCAGGAGGGCTTCCAGGAGGGTCTTCTAGAAGGCCGGCTCCAGGAATACGGCATACGGATAATCAGAACAAATACCAGCAGCAGAACTAGTCCCGCAATAATAAACCAGTAGGGCTTAGAATCCATTTCTATAAAGGCTAAAGAAAGTTTGCAGGAATCCATATAATGGAACCCTACAAACTATTGTGGAAGGGACGGTTATGGTCTGTAATAATACCTGAAGAAGTGATCTTACCAAATGCGGATGTGTGGCCATATGTCCTGAAATACGTTGCCACGGGCGGCGATCACACGGCGGCGATGATGTTTGTCCTCCAGCAACAGTATCCTGGGCTCGGATTCGGTGCGCCTAAGTTAGTGCCCGTCTCCGTCGTGTCATCACCAGGCGACGCTGACGATGTTTTCGTGTCCGACAAGTCCGCCCACCGCGGACGCCAGAACAAGGGCTCTCAAAAGCCGCCAAATCATTCTGTAGTGCAGGCAAAGAAGGATGCGGTGTCGGGCACTTCAGACCGGCGCAAACCGATTCCTCGACTCTCCACATCCAGTGCATCACGGCCTCTCTTCCGTGAATCAACGGCGGCCCAGCCGCGGTCCGTAAAGCCGTCTTCCAAACCTGTCGCCACGATTCGCACGGGAGGATGGTTGGGATCAGTCTCCACCAGCGCTTAAGCACGCCAATACGCTCATCGCGAGTCAGAAGATTATAGCGATTTTTGGTCGCTAGATCCATTGTGAGCCAATCCGAGATCTCTTCAGGGGCATCGGACATAGGAGTAGGAGTATAATCGGCGGCGGGTGTAGTAAATGCCACAGAGGTCATGAAATCCCAGCCTAGAAGAGGACTTCCTTTACAGATAGTACTATGCAACGCATAATACTCTTGTTTTACAGTGGGCCATGCGGGATCAGCGGTCGTTAGTAGGCCTTGACCACGGAGTTTGCCATTGACACGATTATGTATATCATAGAGCCAGCGACTGAAGGCATCGCGATCACGCACAATGGCTACTGTAAGCGGCTGCAGCTTCATATAATCATGAAAAGACGCACGACAGTGCTTGCACGGTAGAACATATTCCAGAAGTTCAAACCAATCCTTTACGCGGACAGCTCTGCTACCCGTGAGTTTTTCAGCGGCGATAAGATGTAGAAGTCGCCATCCAGATGGCCCCCAGAAGCGCGTGTCCATTACTATATGCTGCGATTATGCTTAATAGATCTATTCAAAATTCTTATTTGCTCTTTACATACCACTTATGCTTGCCAGAAGGGGGCGCACCATCCAGGGCTCTTCAGGCTGGTAATTGGCCTTACAACTGACCTTGGGTTCAGGGCAGCGTGGAGGTTCCACAGGCGCACACGGCGGGCATGTCTTGGGCTCAGGGCACTGGACCACAGGACAACGGGGACGAGGGCAGGGCGGGCAATCACCGATCTTACACGGTTTGTTGCAGGTGCTGATGCACGGCGGGCAGGCGGGCACAGCCGTCTTGAGAATGTAGCGGCTCATATCGGGCAGCGCAGGACACTCGGACTTGAGCATGTAGCGTGATAGATCAGGCTGTGCGGGACAAGGTGGGATAGAGGCCTTCAGAATATATCTGGACCAATCAATCTGGGGACACTTGTCACAGCGACCGCCGTTTTTTTCCTTCTCATCGTCATCTTCCTTGCATCCGCAATGGTTGCGGGGCTTGTTGCATTGCGCGCATGGGCATTCGCACTGATTACGGGGCTTTCTGCATATCTGGCAGGATCGCTGTACGACATCAATGAAAGATTCCGATGAAGGCGATCGGCACACCACGAGACCGATTATGAGCCCCGCTAGAAAGATACCCGCGTATGGCAAAAGATT